TTACTGGAGTGCAGACGTATCTCCACCGCGCGAGAGATAATCTTTTTTCACTTTTTCCATGAGCGGTTCGATGGTTCGGATTTCTTCTTCGGCCTGATTGATGTCTTCTATATTATAGGGGCGCTGCAGATGCTCTATCCATTGATTTTTATCGACTTGTAAAGCCGAGTATAGACGAGCCGTTTCTTCTATTGTATAATCCATTGATCAATAACTCCTTTTATGATTTGATTCGTATTCTTAGCTTTTGCGTTTTTGTTTTTTTCTATCCAAATTCATTTTTGAAAACCCTTTGAGCCTTTTCTTCAGAAGAGAGAAAAGACCCAAAGGGTTTCTGTTTTTTAATGAAATTAAAAAATAAAATTTTACTTTTCCTCTACGGGGAAAGATTTCCGCTGATTGTCGGTAGTATTGTGAGCAGATTTCCCCTCAATGAATCGGAGCCGAAACTTGTGTTCCGAAAATTCGGAATACACCGTAATCCGTTGTTGCGGTTGCTTCCAGTTTGTTCCCGTTCACGACGCCTTTTGCGGTATATTTCAAACGGAAAAGACCGGTATTTAAGATTCCCGAAAACTCAAATGAGCTTCCTTTTGATTTTCCGTTTTTAAAGTAGCTGGTATTGCCCATTGTGTGAATCGAGCCGCTGATGGTTCCGCCTTCGTCTGTAAAGGAGAGCATTCCATTTTGCGGGCCCATTGGAGTGCGCATAGAGATTCTGTAACTTCCACTCATTGTTGCCACCACATTTCTTTTTGTTTGATTCAAGATATGCGGTTTCATGCAGAAGTGATTCCACAGTTTCAACCGAGTTATCAACATGTTGTGGTTGGATGAATTTGTATATACAATTTATTCTATAAAATGGAGGTTGATCATGCAACTATCTGAAAAAATCATAATTCCGCAGTCTCTGCAGAACGGGATTGAGAATGGCACCCTGACGATTTCCGATCACTTGATGCTGGCTGCGGCACAGCTTACCGCCACCCTGTTCCCGGACGCCGAGACCTATATTGGTTTGCCGCAGACTGCGGTTGCTCCGGCGTTTTTCATTGATTATGATTCCGTTGCGAACAAAAAGCGGCTGAAGCTGACGTCGGAATACGAATTCGTGCTGAAAATCACCTATGTTCCAGTCGACGGTTCTGACCGCCGGGAACTGCAGAATACCATCTTCCTGCTGGAACAGAGCCTTGATCGGCTCCAAAGCGAAATCGGGATATTCCGGTGCTTTTCCAGAAATTCGAGTATTGCAGATGGGCTGGCCCAAGTGACCGGTATCGTAAAAGTATGGGAAACTGACGTGCCTGATGATCCGATCATCGGGTATGCAGACCAAAATATCACACTGTAAGGAGCTGAGAAAGATTGATTACAAAAATCTTGCCAGGCACTCACATCGAGCTGAAATCCGGAGCCCGCGATGCCGATCTGAGCGTTACCGGCGTTGTGGCGATGGCCCTGCCTCTCCATTGGGGTGACCAGGTGACGGTTATCAATGCAGGCGACAATACGCTTTATTCGCTGGGGTATAAAACCTCCGATCCCGCGCTGAAGCTGGTGCGAGAAGTCATGAACGGGGCAAAACAGCTGATTCTGTATCGCCTCAACACCGCAGGTGCGAAGGCCTCCGCAGAGGTTTCCTCCGGCGTCACCGCAGAAGCGGTTTTCCCCGGTACACGCGGAAACGACCTTTCCGTTGTGGTCTCTGCCAGCGGCGAAAAATGGCTTGTTAAGACCTATCTTGGCACACAGGAGGGGGATTCGCAGATCATTTTGACCGCAGCGGACTTTTCGCCGTATTATGTGGCGCTCTCCGGTACCGAGACATTGGCGGCAGCGACCGTAAAGCTGACCGGCGGTACCGACGGCGCGGTAGAAAGCGATTACATCGGATTTTTCGCAGAATTGGAAAAGTGGGAGTATAACGTGATTTGCAGCACGGATTCGGATCGTGCGGCTGATGTGGTATCCTTTGTAAAGGAACAAAACGCTGACAAAGCCTATGTGCAGGGCGTTGTGACCGGCGTTCATCCGGACAGCGAAAATATTTATGCATGCAATTCCACCGGCGGCGTAACGGCCGATTATGAGCTGACACCGGCGGAATCCTGTGCCACACTGGCCGGTTTGATTGCGCAGGCCGGAGTAGAGAACAGCCTGACCTACTGCCGGGGAATCACCGGCTGGACGGATGTGAGGCCTCATTTGACCCGTGACCAGCAGATCAGCAGGACGCAGAACGGTGAAGTGCTGTTTGTGCCGCTGTATGGCTCCCCGGCCGTATTGTATGACATTACCAGCCTGACCACGTTTGACGACGATCATCCGAAAGATTTTGGAAAGGGTCTGGTCATGCGCACGCTGCAGAAGTATCAGGGCGACCTGCAAAAGCTGCTTGACACCAAATGTGTTGGCAAAATCCGAAACAGTGTGGAAGGGCGCGCGCAGATCAAAGCGATGGTGTTTGAGATGACTTCGCAGAACTACCTTGCGCCGGGATACATTGAAGATTTTTCTGCGGACGACATTACCGTGACAGCCGGTACGGAGCACGACGCGGTAAACGTAATCGTTGGCATCAAAGCAGTGGATACGGTGGATAAGATCTATGTCACCGTAACCGCACTGTAAGGAGGGATAAGGAATGGCAAAAATAAGATTGCAGGATGTGTTCTCCGGACATGACGGAGAGGCATTTATTCGACTGAATGGCTCTATTGTTCCGGCGTTCAAGGTTTCTAAAATCACCGCGAAATTAGAGGCCGTTGTGGAAAACAGACGCTTTTTGAACGACCCGATGGAACAGGCCGCGCAGCGCGGGCTCAAGGGAAGCGGCGACATGACATATTATCACACCACGCCCGCCTTTATTCAGGCGATGCGCGATTACAAAAATGGCGGTTCGGCTCCCAATATCAGTCTGCAGTTTTACGCAGACTCGGCGGGCTCTCAATATGACCGAATCGGTGTGACGCTATCGGATGTCATCCTTGCCAATATCGGCTTGATTGCGCTGGATGACAGCAGCGACAACGCCCAGACCATTGAAACAACATTTACCTTCAACGATTTTGATCTGGCATAAGGAGGCGGAAGAATGGACAAGTCACTGATGCAGTTTTTGCATCCTGACCGAAAGCCCAACGCGACATTTAAGCTGGACAGCTTTGGCGACGCGGAATTTGAGATGCGTGTTCTGACTGCGGATGAAATGGCGCAGATGTCGGCTGAGGTACAGACCAAAGGGCTTAAAGGGCTGGAGGCGCTTTATCCCACCATTGCTGCGAGCCTGGTACGCCCGAATCTGCGCAGTGCGGAGCTGCTGGATGCTCTTTCCGAAAGGGAAGGCAGAAAAATCCTGAGCCCCACGGATGCGCTCAAATCCATGTTCACCGCCGGCGAAATCGGAGCGCTGCTCAGCATTTATAACGAGCACGCCGATGTGACGGTTGACTTTGGGAAAAAGGTGGAAGAGGCAAAAAACTGATTGAGCAGGGTGAAGACGGATTTTATTTTTACGTCCATCTGGCCCTGCAGAATCACAACATTCTTCCCCACAATTTTATGGAGCTGTCGGTACAGGAGCGCGCCCTGATCATAGCGAGCGATCTGATCGTAAACAATGAGATGAGAAAGAAATGATGCGGCGGATTTTATCCGCCGCTTTCGGCTCCATTTCGTTCAGTAAATTTCTCAATATGCACCATAACGGAAAAGGGGTGATCCCTATCGCAAACACTTTAGAGGATCTTCTGAAACTGGCGGACCAATACTCTGCCAGTATGGAAAAGCTTCTGCAAACCTCTAAAAAGTATCGAAGCTACCAGAAAATGGCCTTGACCGCTACACAGGAGTTTAAAAGCGGACTTGCAAGTATCAAGAACGTTTCAAACGATGCTTCGAACGGGATTGGAAAAATCAATCAAAAAATTTCTGATACGATTTCAAAGGCTAAGCTCGGGAAAAAAGCACTTGATTTAATGGTCAGCGGCGTAAAGAACGGAGCGAATCAGCAGGTACAGGAATTTCGCTTCAATCGATGCTTGGCAGCGAGACAGCCGGTTCCGCACTGTACGAGTACAACGAAGCCTATGGTGCGCAAAAATCCGTATTGGGGGTTGCCGGCGTTCAAAATGCAGCAAAGGCTTTTTTGCCATATACGCACGAACCGGATGAATTAACAAGAATGTACGGGCTGGCGGAATGCCTTTATGCGCGCGACCCGTCTCAGGGAGCCGATAATGCGGTTTCTTCCGTACAGGCGCTGTTAGCGGGCGATGCCTCGGGAATCCAGGATAACTACCACATTGCCGGGGTGGATGAGGAAACGGTAAAGGGCTTCACCGGCAGCGGGGATATGGGCGGGGCCATCGACTACCTTGACGGTGTGTTCAACAACTTTGGCGCTACGCAGGAAATGGTGGACAAAAATTTTCTCTCTTTGCAGACACAGGCGGCCAGGTTTGGTGAGAACATGCAATATGCCATGGGGGATCAGTCCAGCTCGGTGGTTCAGGGATTGTCCATTTTGCTCCAGCAGCTCAACGATCAGCTGCTATCCGGCGGCTTTGACTGGTTCTTTAATGCGGTCGGCAACGGAATGCAGATGCTCGGTTATGCGATGCAGTGGGTGGCAGACAACAGCAGCACATTGATTTCTGTTTTAAAAACAGTCGTTATTGCGCTGGCTATTTATCAGACTGCGATGAAAATGGCTGCTATTATGACTGAGGTGATGAATTTAGCGACGGGCATTGCCTCCGGAAACATTTATAAAATCATTGCTTCGATTGCCGGAGGAATAGCGGGAGTCGCTGCATTTAGCTTTCTGGATAATTTGTTGCCGGATACCACGCAAAATGGAATGTTTGATGATCTGGATCAGGCGCACGCCAATGCCAAAAAAGAGATGGCTGATTCCAAAACGTCAGCTCTGGGTGCAATGAATCAGAAGGTCCAAGCAGAGATTACCAACACGGCCCCGATTGCGGTGACCGGTGAGGTGGAAATTCAAAAGGAAGTGCTGCGGTACCAGTTTGATCTGGCTGCGCAGAAGGCGATGGCGGTGTTCCGGATGCAGCAGTTCGTGCCGCAGGTCATCATTCAGAACCAGAATGTGAGCCAGACGGCAGACCTCAACGAAATCAACCTCAGCTTGGGGGACATGGTCTACCAGAATCAGCAGCTGCAGCCAGCGGGGGTGTACGCATGACCTACTATATTAATTTGGGCGGTATTTTGTTGTATGGAATCAAGAGCGTCAACGACGACGGCGAACGCGAGATTACCTCTTATGACGGCATCGGGCAGGGCTTTTTCCCAGTGCCGGAATCCCGAAAGCTGCGCACGTGGACGATCGAATGCGAAATGACGGAGAAAAATCTGAACGGGCTGCCGAATTGGTCTGCCGCCAGCAAGGTTCTCACTGCGTTTGAGGTGCTGCTTGCCACAAAAGACCCCAGCCGCTTCATTTTTGTTTCGGACAACCGGAGTGAATCGATGTCTGGCTATTTGACCGGGTACAGCAAAAAAGAGGAATACCCCGGCGTTTACAGTGTGACGGTAAAGGTGACGGAATATAAAGCAGCCGGTGTGAGAACGACGGCAATTCCGTACATTCAGCGCCCTGGGAAAGTGCCTGCTATTCTGAAGACAGTCGCTTTTAACAGTAAAACCACGCCGTACAAAATGAAGAAGGATGAAAAAAAGGGTAGCGGAGGCAGCGGTTCTGATAGTAAGGTGGTTCAAGGCCCTCAATCAGCGGTAATTGGTGGCGTGCTTAAAGTGCTCGACACTAAAACAGGAGAATATGTCGTGAAAAGAACGGCTTGGGGCCGGGCTTTCTGATAAAGATACAGGAAAACCCGTTACGAATCCAGCGATGATAAAAGATAGATCCTATATTTATTCATCGGAAGCCAGTAAAGTGGCTGCAGAACGTGGAGCGGCGGACATGCAAAAAGTATTTAATGCGATCGGCGGGGCGTTCGATGCATTTAAAAAAGCGGCCAGAGCCGATCTCGCCGAACGTCAGAAAGCATTAGGTAGGTGATGCAATGCTTTTGATCAACAATACCGATATTTCTGATATCGCGCTGAACGTGACCTATCAATCTTCCTGGAACAACGGAGCCGGGCAGTTGACTTTTGATTATCCTTCCTTGAAAGCTGGAATGTTCCCAAATGGCAGCATCGTTATTTTCACTTACGGCAGTGCAAATGTTTTTTACGGATTTCTGTTTACGACAAAGCAGGATACCAAAAAATTCAGCTGCATCTGTTATGATCAGCTGAGATATTTCAAATCGAAAAACTCTATTATCCGGCCTGTCTGTACACTGTCAGAGTTTTTGAACACAGTAGCGGCGGCGATCGGCGACCGGGTGAGGCTTGGCCAGGTTGACAGCACTGTTGCAAAGCTGACACAGCATCGATTTGATAATCAGACTCACCTGGATATGATTTATAAATCGATCGAGGAAAATTTGTATACAAACGGATACTGGTATGTTCTGCGCGATCACTTCGGAGCGATTGAGCTGCGTGATCTTGTAGACCTGCGGCTGCCGATCCTGATTGGGGACGGCTCGATGGGGACCGGCTTTGATTATGAGCGCTCTATTGACGAGGATACCTACAACTACATTAAAGTAGCTAGGGACGATAACAAAACAGGCATTTGTAATAGCTATGTTTCGATGGATCCAGGCAATATCAAAAGCTGGGGTAAACTGATTCTCTTTGATAAGGTAAGCGCTGATCTGAATGAATCCCAGCTGGCGGTGCGTGCGAATCAGCTGTTGCAGTTGAAAAACCGGGAAACTCGAACCCTGAAGATCGACTGCATGGGGGATACCCGGGTGTTTGGCGGCAGCGGCATCCGGATAAAAATCGCCGAGGCCGGTCTGGATTTGTGGGCGGTTGCAGACCAGGTAACACACAATTTCGGCCACAACAAGCACACCATGAATCTGGAATTAAAATTTGTGTGGTGATGATATGGATTTAAATACCGCAATTAAAAGCATCGTAAAGGAATACCTGCAAAATGAAGCCCTGTGCGACCTGATCTATGGAACATGGGGTGGTTCCAGTATTAAGATAGATAACCGGCCCTTGGTAGTTCCTCTCGAAATGGTGGATGTGCCGAAGGGACTTACGGTAACGATCGGAGCGCGGGTCAGCCTGATTCAAAAGCATGGCGGCCAGCGATTTGCAGTGATAGGGGTGATTGGATGAGCGTACTGAAAACCTATGGCGACGATACAGACAGTTTTCATCCCTCTAAAACATGGAGGCTGTCCGGGAACCGCCTGCAGGGAATGATCGATGGAAGAGAGGCCGCCGCACAGGCGGCTGACCTGGCGCTTTCCACAGAGCGATTTTTCTATGATATTTTCTCGTACGATTACGGCGTAGAGCTCGCCGACCTGATCGGACAGGATCGTGAATATGGAAAGGCGGATTTGCAGCGGCGTATCGAAGAGGCGCTCGGCGAGGATGACCGGATTACGGGAATCTCGGATTTTACCATTGATTTTGATCGGGAAGCCGCAAATGTACGCTTTTCAGTAAATACCATCTTTGGGGATTTTAACACGGAGAGGAGTGTAACGCTTGGCTGAAGCTTATGAGTACGAAGCAATCCTGAAACAGATGCTGGATCAGGTGCCGGACGATATCGACAAGCGCGAGGGAAGCATCATTTACCACACGTTGGCGCCGACTGCCTTTGTGCTGGCCCAGCAGGCCTATATGATCGCGTATTTGACAGACCTGTTATTTGCAGATACGGCTCAGGAGGAATGGTTGGATCGGGTTACATCGGATTTCGGCATCGACCGCGAGCTGGCAACACAGGCAGTGCGACAGATCAACACCTTCGATGGAACCGGCGCGCCGAAAGATATTCCGATTGGCAGCCGTTTTGCAGTGCAGGATATCTCCTTTACCGTCACGGAAAGGCTTGCGGCAGGCCAGTACAAAGCCATCTGCGACCAATCCGGAATTCAGGGCAACGCCTATGGCGGTAACATTCTGCCAGTAGATAATATCAACGGTTTGGCATTGGCAGAACTGGTTGCCCCCGCGCTCATCCCTGCGCGGGATCAGGAGAGCGATGACGATCTTCGTGTACGGTTTCACACCGCAGTGCGGCAGCAGCCCTACGGGGGAAACATCGCGGACTACAAGGAAAAAACATTGGCCATTGACGGCGTCGGAACCGTTCAGGTATTCGGTGCCCCTTCGATGGGCGCCGGCCGGGTTGGGCTGATCATTGGCGATGAACAGGGCAACACCGCCACGCAGACGCTGGTAGGCAAGGTGCAGTCCGTGATGGGAATAGACGGTGACGGAATCGCGCCAATCGGCCACACGGTAACGGTGGGAACCTCCGTTAATCTATCTGTGAATGTAACGGCGCAGATCCGATTGAGAGCCGGGGCCAGCTTAGAGCTTGTAAAACCGTCGGTGGAACAGGCAATTGCCGATTACATCGGCAGCATCGATTTTGCCGCGGAAATGCTGTTTTACGCAAAGCTGGTCGCGAATATCCTGAACGCACATGAGAGTATAGTCGATGTTGGTACCGTGACAATGAACGGCGCCAGTGCTAATCTGTCCCTGCAAAAAAGTTTTGACGCGTACCAAGTGCCGACAATCGGGACGATCACAGTGAGCGAGGTGGCCGGCTGATGTTTTATGACCATAAGAATGATTTTAAGGCCTACCTGATTGAAAAACTGCAGGATGTCGTGGAGATCGACGCGATCGCCGGGGTCGTGAATATTCAGATGGACGCTTTATCGGAGCAGGTGCGGCGGATGGTGAAAAATAAATCCGTTTCCACCTGCGATGAGGCGGGAGCACAGCGCTGGGAGCGCTTGCTTGGCGTGTCCTCTTCGCTGAATTCTACCTTGCAGGCGCGGCGCGACGCGCTCAAAGCCAAGCTGATGACGAAGCCGCCGATCAATGTCAATGTGTTGCGGGGAATGGTAGAGGCATACATGGGCCTTGGTGTTGACGTCAGTGTGCAGGATTTTGTCATCAAAATCTGCTGCCGCGGAGAGAGCCGCGTGGCAGACCTAAATCCGCTGTACGCGACGGCCTATGAGATAATCCCGGCGAATCTTTTGTTGGATATTGCTTATCTCTATGTAACCTGGGATGAGCTGGACGCCCAATTGATCACCTTTGACCAACTGGACGCAAAAAATTTGACCTTAACGCAATTAGAAAGGGGCGAGTGGATTGCCTAACATTACTACATTATTTGAAGGAACCGACGGAGTATCCCGCACTCTGTTTAACCAGAAGCTGAGCGATATCAATGCGCACGGGAATGATGCCACTATGCATGTTACGATGGCAGAGCGCGCGGCGTGGGGCGGAAAAGCTAACGGCAATAACGCTGTGTGGACAGCTACATCTGTAGCAATAAGCGATGGTGATCACGGCTATACTTTAACTGTACCAAATTTTATTCTTACTAATGGCTGTCAAGTTACTTTTAAATCACCAAATGATGTGCAAGAGACCCAATGGCTGTGGGTGACAATAAATAGCGGAAATCTATATGCCGTGAGAACGGTAGGTCAAGAAATCCTGCCCGCCGCGGCGTGGAAAGTAAATAGTATGGTTACGCTCACTATTTCTGTCACCGATCCTTTTTATGTTGGAGACGGAGTTGGTGGAAGGAATGGTTATGCTTTTTTAAGGGCGGCTCTGGGTCAATTAAAGAAATGTTTACTTTCCCACTCAGTATCCAGACGGCAGAGCCTACTCCGTTAGACACCAATCATATTTGGATTCAAAATGCTACTAAAAGGCGTATCGTATTTGACGACGCAATAAGATCATCACCGCCTGGAGATAGCTACTGGTTTATTCAGGACAACATGGATAATTCATTTGTTTATTTGCAATCACCAATAAAGACAACGAATAATATCACATTAAATAGCATTTTACGTAAGGGCAACAGAGACACCATAACATGGCGATTGAGTGAGAGAGGAGGTACTAATGGAAGTGGACATGTCTTTGCCAAGAAGAATGGTGTGGACTATTATTCAGACATTGACTCTAAGTGGCCTCGCATCATGTCCCGTGTCGGCTCTACAATTAATGTAGAAAGTGCTAAACGTTGGGACGGCTCAGCTTGGCAATGGTTGAGCCAAAAGGGAGCCTATTTAATTAGTCCTAAAAAAATTTTCTATCGTAATGAGGGTGTATTGAGTAATCCTAAAGATTTTAACATATACGGTATCTCAGTAGCTGTATCCCCAGATGGAAACTATATAGCCACATGTGGGGCTTCTAATCTCGTACGTATATATACTAGAAATGGTGATAGTTTTAGCACCTATGCTGATGTACCATACCCGGCGGCGGTAAGTATTGCTACTTGCCAATTTAGCTTCTCTCCAGATAGTAATTATTTGGCTGTATGTGCTACTAATAATTCCAATACCGCCGCTTATATATTAAAGAAGCAAGGGCCAAACACTTGGAGTTCGATAGCAATCATTGATGATGCAATGTCTGTCTGCTGGAGTTCAAATGGTTCGCAACTAATCAAAATGTACCCACTTTCAGGTACAGGTACTACAAAAATCTATTACTATAATCGTAATGGAGATTCGTTCACTGAGTCCGGTGTAGTAAAAACAGCCTTACCATATTCATTTCAAACTATGAGGATAAAAGCATACGGCAACAGGGTGGCATTTTTGCAAATGTACGCATCTAATGTTTATAAGTTTGGATTTGTTTCTGGCGATACTTCTGTAGAGGCTCCATTTGGTGGGTATATCCAAAGTAAGTATGTAAATTCAATGTTCGATTTTGTGGATGAAAATGTGGCAGTGATCGTTGCAGACAGTGAAACTGCCTCATATCTTTTTTTGTATAATATGGTAACCAAGACTATTGTAGCGAGCTATACGGTTAAAAATAGCGCTGCATATGTGCAATCCATTGCTATATCAAGAGATAGAAAGTTTGTATTTGCAAGTTGCTCAGATAAAACTATAGCAGTATTTTCAGTTACTTCATCAACTATTTCTTATATTGGTAGCACAGATGGCCTATATAGCTATTATTCATTAGCCTGTTGGTAAAGAAAGGAGTCCCACAATGTTCTATTTTTACGATAAAGAAACCAGCGAGATCTACGCAAAATCTGAAAAACGACCCGAATCAGATTTGTACTGTACTTCGGGTGTGGATTTTGATCTGACCCTTTACCGGGTGATTGTAGGTGCTGTCAGCGAGGACAAGCAGCTTGCCTATTATACTCAAAAGGCGAGACCAGCAGAGCAGCTCGCGCAGATTATCAGAGATCAGCAAGCCGAAAACGATGTACTCGGCCAGACCATCGCGGGCCTGTCGCTGCAAAATATGCAGCTCAACGCAACATTGGACACGTTGAGAGAGACGCTCGCGCAGGCACAGCTTGATATTATGACGCTCAAAGGAGGCGCAGTATAATGGCATTTTGGCAGCTTGCTTACAGTCGCAAATGGGTGACAATTGATCAGTTGAGACTGGCGGTTAAGACAGAGAGCAACCCATACGGCCAGATTACCGCCGATGAGTTCAAGACCATCACAAGTGAGGATTACAATGCTTAACGGCATCGACGTCAGCAACGCTAACGGTCGTGTCGACTGGGACAAACTAAAAGGCAGCATCGATTTCGCCATTCTGCGCTGCGGCTACGGCAGCAATATAGCGAGCCAGGACGACAAGCAGTGGGCGCGCAATGTATCCGAATGCAGCCGGCTGAACATCCCGTGGGGGGCGTATCTGTACAGCTATGCGATGAACATAGCCGAAGCCGAAAGCGAAGCGGCGCATGCCCTGCGGCTGCTTAAAGGGCTGAAACCTACCTATCCGGTATATATCGATATGGAAGACGCTGATGGCTATAAAGCCAAGCGCGGCGGCATCAGCAAACAGATGGCAACAGCCATCTGTTTGCTTTTTTGTGAGCGATTAGCCGCCGCCGGGTATACCGCCGGGGTGTACGCCAACAAGGATTGGGCGACGAACCGGCTCGACATGGCGCAGCTCTCTAAGTATACGTTCTGGCTGGCACAGTATAACGACAAGGTGACCTACCCCGGTCAGTACGACATGTGGCAGTATACCAGTGGCGGCAGTATGCCCGGTATCAACGGGAGAGTAGACCTCAATTACTGCTGCAAGGATTTTTCTTTGGCTGCTGCTCCGAATATCTACGGTTTGAGTCTGGATACCTCAAGCAAAGACATGAACAGCGGTGAAAAATACACGGTGCTGGCTCGCTGTCAGGAAAAGCCCGCTGTAACCACCATTGACCGCGACGTGATCGCCGTATCGGAACCGCGCCTTGACCCGAAAGGGCGCGGCTGGCTGATCGACGTGCAGGGGCTGCCGCCGGAACCTGTGGTAAGGCATGGACATATTATGGTCACGTCGGGTGGACAGACCGTACAGTGCAATTTTAATGTGCGCTGAAATATCGAGTTCCATCTGACAGAAAGAGGGGTATCAAATGAGCAAAATCAATTGGGCACAGAAGCTGACATCCCGTAAATTCTGGATGGCGGTTGCGGCCTTCGTGGTTGGCGTGCTGGCTCTGTTCGGAGCAGACGCGAACGTTGGGCAGCAGGTCAGCGGTGTATTTCTGTCACTGGGCGCAGTCGTTGCCTATATTGTCGGTGAAGGATATGTGGATGGGCAGGCAGCGGGAGAAGACAAAACGGAATAG